GTAGAGCTGTGGAGCCTGCTGAGACAACTGGAGGGCTGCTTGATACTGCATGATCCGCTGGGACATTGTCGCAGCATTCGGGTCAGACACAGGTATAACGTCCACACGAGAGTCAAAATCCCTCTGACGATCAAAGTCACCATCCATCTCGTAAGCATACTCTGACGGCATGTAGTCACGGATAATGCTAGATAAGAGGCGTAGCTCTTTCTTCATAGCTGCGTGCATACGAGCCTGAACGCCAGACATAACTTTCATAGAGCGTTCCATCAAAGCAAGCGTTGTACCCACAGGTGCCTGTGCGTTCATGTCACCTACTTGAATGTCCGCAACCGAACCAATGCGTCTTCCCTCTTCGACAATGTTGCCCAGTAACGAGTAGAGTACAGACGATGGCTCTTTGTAAGGGATGAACGTAATCGAATCCCGAATAGCACCGCCCGGTACATCAACGTCCCTAAACTCACCCGGCATAAGCGGACTGTCGTCCCCTTTAATACGCATTCCCCTAGCTTTAAGGCCAGCAGGCAAGTTCGATAGTGTACCAGCATCAATAAGCTGGCGAAGAATTGAAGTGGCAGACTTGGCGAGACCACCGATGAGATGAATAAGGCCCGTACCATAGAAACCCAGTCCCGGCAGATACTTGTAATGGACAAAATGTGCGCGTTTCTTTTTCTTACGGTCATCCTCGTACCAATTCCTTCTAATAGATAAAATTTCACGGGAGGACTTATCAATAGTAACGATGTACGGGCGTGCAATCCCATCAGGATCGTCAAACTCTTCTGGCATGTTCATAGTAACGTGCATCTCTAGAATCGTATGCCGATCATCATCTTCTATGACGGCGCTCTCCCCATCTAGCTCGTCATATTTTTCTTGTATGTCTGAGAAATCTGGCTCTGGATCAGGCAGGTCAACGTCTTTGTAGAACCCTGCTACCTGTAACTCCAAGATTTCATTAGATGTTTTCTTCATTATGTGTGTATATCGGGGGCAAGTCATCAAATCTGATGCCCCGTAAGACGCTACAAAGTCCTCTGCTGGGACAAACATAGACGCCGGACGCTCCATAATCGGGTCGTAGTAGACCTTCTTGAATGCAGAACCAGCGAGCGGGAGCTTGAATAGCATCTGCTCTGTCTCATCGCGGTACTCAGTCATCTCCTCTGTGAGGAGGTAGTTCATTTCTGTCTGGATGCGATCAGCTTGATCTAGCTTCTCAGGGGTCATTTTACCCATAATCTTAGTGCGGCACGGTCCAGATGCAGGGAAAAGCTCCCCCATAGCCTGTGCTTGGAAGCGTACAACAGCCTCAGTCAGTACTGGGTGGAACACGCCAGACGCGCCCTGCCATGGCTGGCTACGGTCTTCGATCTTCATACCTAGCAAATCCAAACCTTTGACGTAGGCTCTGGCCCAATCACGGCGGGATTCACGGTCAGATTCAAAATCTCCCACAAGTTCTGACGCCATAGACTCCAGAACACCCTCTTCGATTACTTCTGCGAGGTTCTCGTCATGGCTTCCACCCATAAGTTCGTCAGAGATAGTACCTTCAAAATCAATAATAACCCCACCATCACCCGTATCGATGGACACCGCTTCAGGATTTACGATCTCTACTTCGATCTCTTCCGCACCTGTGCCTTCGATGTCTAAATCTGAGGGTTCTATCTGTCTCTCGACGGCCATTACAGTCTCCTAACTGTGTACACACTGAAACAATAGCAGATTATACTGCCATTCGTCTAGTGGCGAGGCGGACCATTGGGTGGGACGCCCACCTCGCCGTGAAACGCGTTTGGGAGGTACACGCTTCAAACTGCACTATAACAGAAAAAACAGGGCTATAAAGACCCCTGTTGAATCGAAGAATTATTTTGTGTACAGTAGAGGTTGAGCAGTGAGGTTGTCTATGGAAGTTTCTATACCGATGATTTGGGATATTGTGCTGGTGCTAATCATAGCCCCACTGGCTTGGTGGTTCAATCAGACCCATAACGAAGTCAAAAGGCTTAACATTCTCCTGAATATGACCCGTGAAAACTACATGAAGCGGGACGATCATCAATCAGAACTGAATCGAGTCGTCGATCATATCCTGCGTTTAGAAGGCAAAATCGACAAGTTGGCAGAAAAGCGCTAATAATATTCTCTGCGGTGCTGGTAAGTTGGCTCATCATCCATTTCATCAGTCGGAAGACGGATAAAACCACCCTGCCTGAACCGCAATAGCGCCATAACCGTGGAGTCAACAAGGTCATCGTTGGACATAAACGGGAATCCAGCCACTTCCTCCACTAGCTCGTCCGCCCAACGGGTGGCTGGCACCCAAACAAGCCCCGATGCAATGATATCTGCCACAGAATTAAGCCTTGCGAGCTTGTCCCCGGTGCCTCTGTGGGGTGTATACTCCTGCACGGGCAGGCCCATCCGCCTCATTTCTTGGTAAAGCGCAGTTCCAGAGGACTTTTTCTCCACAATAAACGAATCTGGCTCCCATTTGTTGTATTCTTCCATGGCAAGTGTCTTTAGCTCAGGAAATTCCAGTCGTTTCTTGATAGAATCCATGAGAATAAGCTGATGTGCGTTCTCATTCTCGTTGTAGAACACCCCCCACGTTGTCAGCGCGGTGTAATCGGCGCGGTTATGCTTCTCTGCCGCCGCATCTAGAGACATAATGACATACTCTACGGCTGGCGGGGTGTCACCGGGCCATATATTCCACCACTCACGCTTAACAATCGACGCTGCTTCGGACGTAGGCTTCTGCTGATACTGCGAGTTCCACTGGAACGCAGGCATAGACGCTTTTGTACGCTCCAAAGCCGCCAAATCAAAGAACTCAGGCCACAATGGCTTATGTATTGGCTTACCATCTGCGTCTTCTGCGTCCAGAATCGCCGGAAACTCAACGATCTCGTACTGGTCAGATAGTGGATTCTTCACCATATCGTTAGTTACACGGCCTGTAAGGTCGTCCATGTGCCAACGTGTCTGCACAATAGCTACCCGCCCACCCGGCATCAGACGTGTACGAGCGCCAAAGGTGAACCATTCATAGGCTTTGTCAAATACTGAGAAGTTACCGTTGATAACATCCTGCTCGGAATGCGGATCATCAACTAGAAGTAAGTCTGCACCACGGCCAGCGAGGGCTGACCCAATACCACAGGCGAAGTACTCGCCCCCAAAGTTCGTGTTCCACCGCCCCGCAGACTTCGAGTCAACCGCCAGCGAGACCTCTGGGAATATATCTTTATACGCATCGATAGAGATCAGGTTCCGCACCTTCCGCCCGAAGTCCACCGCGAGGTCTGTGGTGTGCGAGACCATCATCACCTTCTTGTCAGGGTTACGCCCCAAGAACCAAGCTGGGTAGAATATAGACACAAGCTGCGATTTCCCGTGCCGTGGAGGTATGTTGACGCACACACGGTCTTTGGAGCCGTCTTCCAACGCCATGAGCTGATCTGCCAGTATCCTATGGTGTCTACCCACCTTGTAGTCAGGCTGCATCCGTTTGCAGAACTCAATGAGATCGTCGTGTGCTGACTGATTATACTGTCTCGTGGAGAGTTCTCCCACGATCTTGTCTATCTCTGCCAACTCTTCAGGGCTGAACGAGTCCAAGTTGTCCAGCATGTGCTGTACTTCGGCGGGAGAGAAATCCATATCCTTAGCTAAGTTAGCTAAACTAATCATCCAGCCCTAGCTCCTTGTCAACGTCGATGGCATCGGCGTCTAAAACTACGGCGTCCTCGACCTCTGGATTCACTAGCCGTGACAGCTTCTCCCGCAGTTTGTCCTTCAGGTCATCTGTAGTCTGGTGAGTAACTGTCACCTCAGACTTCTCCGCGAACAACCCTACATCACTGATCTTACCCAGCAGCTCCAAGGCACGTATGCGTATACGCGGGTCAGGGTTCTCTGTCTCTTCGATCAACTTGTTTGTCACCAAGTGACGTACCTGTGTCGCGCTCTTGACCACCGAATGCCCGAAGTCTTTCAGTATTCGATCTGTCATCAGCAGGGTTGCAGGAGTCAAGTTTGCCACCCGTTTCGGGGTTGCGGCCTTAGACGTTTTATCAGGATCACCCGCATACGCTACAGCCAGTGCAGCGGCAGCATCCTTATCAGCGTTGCTCGGTTTTACCTCTAAGCCATTGGCGTGCAAGTACTCTACCGTCTGAGCGGCAGCGGCAGCTTTGACACTTAGGTCTTTCATCTCTGGTGCAGGGCGCATAGGCACCCCACGTTCTGGTTCTATATGTATCGCCATTCCATCCACCCCTATTTCATTTGAGTATAAAAAATTTTTTCCATCTTTTCAATCTGGGACTCCTAACTGCTTTTTTCAAACTAGGGGGGTGGGGTACGCATAGCGCGCCGAAACAGGGTGGGGGGTGTCTAAGTTATTGATTGCATT